GAAAAAGCAAAAACTGTCCTTGATATACTCACTAAAGATCAACTGAAATTGATTAAAGAGAAATTATATAAAGGTGGGACAAAATGAATGAATTAGATAATCTATGGCATCCTGAGAAGATGTTAGAAGTACAGTTAAAAGAACCTGATGACTTTCTTAAAGTTAGAGAAACCCTTACAAGAATAGGCGTGGCGTCAAGAAAAGATAAAAAGTTATTTCAATCTTGCCACATATTACACAAACAAGGAAGATATTTCATAGTGCATTTCAAAGAGTTATTTGCTTTAGATGGCAAGACAGCAAACTTTTCTGATAATGACGCTGAAAGACGAAACACAATTGCTCAACTATTAAGTGATTGGGGATTAATCGCTATATTAAATAAAGAAATCGCTGAGAAGAAAGCACCTCTTTCACAGATTAAAGTATTAAGTTTCAAAGAAAAAGGTGAATGGGATTTACAAGCAAAATATAATATAGGTAAAAAAATAGAAGATGAAGGCGCCCAAGTTTAAAGATTTTATAACAGAAAAAGTTGAGAGAAGCGATATACAAGTTGCAATCTTAACTAAAATAAATGCTGATAGCAAGTCTGTTGTTAGTAATATGATTGCTAAGGAATGTAAAAGAAGAAATATTCCTTGTCATATTATTAATACTTCTGAGGCATGGGTATCAAAAAATGATTTAGAAAAAGGTACTTTGCTTGTATCAAATATTGATGGCGAAGATACCGAGATAGAATTCGAACTTTCAAAGACAATCTGCTTTACAAGGGCAGGTGTTCTTGAAGACGAAACTGGTTTGGCGTTATTATCTACATTCGAAAACGCTGGTGCGTTTATGATAAACACTAGAAACGGTATGCTTACTTGTGATAACAAGATGTCAGCATACATTTCTTTTGAGAGAGATAATATACCCACACCTAGAACTGCTTTAATTTCAAATGAAAAAGGATTACTTCATGCACACGAGAAGTTAGGTGGCAAGTATCCTATCATTATGAAAACACTAACAGGTACACAAGGTATTGGTGTATCAATTGTTGAGTCTGAAAAAAGTATGATCTCTGTGGCACAATCACTATGGAAGTTTGGTGCCGCTTTACTATTACAAGAGTTTTTAAAATTTGATTTTGATGTTCGTACTATCGTTATTGATGGTAGAGTATTAGCGTCAACAAAAAGAATTAGTGCAAAGAAAGATTTTAGGTCTAATAGACATAGAGAAGCAACTACTGAACCTTACAAGTTATCAGATGATGAGAAGAAGGTAGTGCTAGACGCTGCTAGGTCTTCTGGTGCATATATGGTTGGTGTTGATCATGCAATTGTAGATGGCAACTACTATGTATTAGAGTGTAATGGATCACCAGGTATAGGTTCAAACTTCTCATTATACAATACTGATTTAAGAGATAGATCATATGTAGGAAAAGCTACACCTGACAGCGTAGTAAAAGAATTATTTAATTATCTTACACAAGATGTACATAGAAAACACTCTTTCACAAAAGAGGCAGGGTTTCACGAGAGAATTGTTGTTGATGGTTATGGACCTGTTAGAGCAAAGTTTGATACAGGTAACGGTACTCAGGCATCAATGTTTTGTGTTGACAAAATAAATGTATCAGGTAAAACTGTCAAATGGGAAAAAGATGGTAAGAAATTTACAAGTAAACTAGAAGGTACTTCTGAAGCAACTCGAATGGATCAAGTAGATCAAAGACCAATTGTTCTTGTAGATTTAACTTTCAATAATAAATTTTATACAGATGTGCCAATTGGCTTGACAACAAAAGATTCAAGAAGCACATTTCTAATCAATAGAGATTTATTGACTAGATTTAAAGTCAATGTAAATCCAAATAGAAAGTTTGTTCTTTCTTCTTGGATTGAAAGAAGCGATGGTAATGATACACGAGGTGTTAATTTGCCATTACAAAAAGATGAATAGACGCTTTACAATCTATTCTAAATATGTTATAATGTTATATAATCAAAGGAGTGAACATGGCACAAAATCATCAAACAAACAATCCACTATACAAAGCACTAGAAAAAAAATATATTGCTGATATTGAAGCAGCAAAGGCAACAATGATAATCTATTTTGATAATCCTGTTGCAATAGGTGAACATCCTCAACATCTAACAGAATTAGATAAGTTGAATGACAACCTTGCAAGTGCAGAAGAAAAACTTGAAAGTTTAAGAAAACATTTCAACAATACACAAATATAATATTAATGAAATTCTATACTTCGGTATTGCCGTATCGTGGCAGGCTATTGGTTCGTGGTGTCAACCACGATGGTAGTCATAAGAAGTTTAGAATTAATTATAAACCTTCTCTATTCGTACCATCAGGTAAAGAATCAGAATACAAAACACTAGACGGTCGTGACGTAGGTCAGGTTACTTTTGAAAGTATGCCTGAAGCAAAGAAATGGATTGATCAGTATAAAGATGTAAGTGGTTTTGAATATTTCGGTAATACAAGATATCAATATCCTTTCATTGCAGATGAATTTAGAGGCAAGATTGATTGGGATATTAAACAGATAAGAATACTTACAATCGATATTGAATGTGAAAGTGAGAATGGTTTTCCTAGTCCAGACGAGGCAATCGAACCTCTTATATCAATAACAGTAAAAGAACATACAACAAAGAAGATCATAGTCTTCGGCATGAATGACTTTGTAAATGATAGACCAGATGTTAGATATATCAAATGTGCTACTGAAACTGCATTGATTGAAAAGTTTTTAGAGTTTTGGTTAGACTATAATCCTGATATCATTACAGGTTGGAATGTTAAATTCTTTGACATACCTTTTTTAATGAATAGATTTAGACGACTTATGGGTGACGAATATATCTTGAAGTTTAGTCCGTGGGGTGTAGTGTCACAACAAACTAAAACAGATTTAGGTTTTATCAAACAACAAAACTATTATGATCTTATGGGTATTACTGTATTAGATTATCTTGATCTATATCGTAAACATACCTTTGTTAGGCGTGAAAGTTATAAACTAGATTACATAGGTGAAGTAGAACTAGGCGAAAACAAACACGAGAATCCATATGATACATTTAAAGAGTTTTATCAAAATGATTATCAACAGTTTATAGAGTATAATATTCAAGATGTAGAACTTGTTGATAAATTAGAAGACAGATTAAAATTAATTGATCTACATTTAACTATGGCGTATGAGGCGAAAGTAAATTATCAAGATGTCTTTAGTCAAGTCCGTACATGGGATACTATTATATTCAATCATTTAAAATCTAAAAAAATAGTTATACCTGCTGTATCTGAAAAGAAAGAAAATAGAGGATACGAAGGTGCATATGTAAAAGATCCTGTCGTAGGTTTTCACGACTGGATTGCAAGTTTCGATTTAAACAGTTTGTATCCGCATTTAATTATGCAATACAATATCTCTCCTGAAACTATGGTTGGTTATGACCCTAATCGTGTCAATGTAGAGAATATGTTAAATCAAAAATCTGACCTGTCTGACCTAGATACGAGAACTATCACTCCCAATGGTGCTCAATTTAGGACAGACAAGCAGGGTTTTCTACCTGAACTTATGGATACTTTATATAAAGAACGTGTTATGTATAAAAACAAGATGGCAAAAGCAAAAGCATTGTATCAAGAAACAGGTGATGAAAGATTAAAGAATGAGATATCTTCTAATTATAATATTCAACTAGCAAGAAAGATTGCCTTGAATAGTGCTTATGGTGCTATCGGTAATCAATACTTTAGATACTTTGATGTAAGACACGCTGAAGGTATTACAATGGCAGGTCAGTTGACTATCAGATGGATTGAACGTGATGTAAATGATTATCTAAACAAACTATTAAGTACTAAAAATATCACTTATGTTGTTGCGTCTGATACAGATTCTATCTATATTAAACTAGGTGAAATGGTTAACAAGATATTTAAAGATAAATCTGATCATAGAAAGATTGTAAAAGTATTAGATAAGTTTTGTGAAGAAAAACTACAACCATTTATTGATAAAAGTTTTGAAAAACTAGCAAAATATGTAAATGCTTATGATCAGAAAATGATTATGAAACGAGAAGTAATTGCCAACAAAGGTATATGGACTGCAAAGAAAAGATATATTCTAAATGTGTTTAACGAAGAAGGTCTTGATTTAAAAGAACCTAAACTAAAGATCATGGGTATCGAGGCAGTCAAGTCTTCAACTCCTGCACCTTGTCGTGTAAAGATCAAAGAGGCATTGAAAGTAATTATGAATAAAGATCAAGATACATTGATTCAGTTTATAGAAGATTTTAGAACACACTTTAAAAATTTACCACCTGAAGATATTGCTTATCCCAGAAGTTGTAATAATCTTAAAAAGTATTCTTCAACAAAAGATATATATCAAAAGTCAACACCTATTCATGTGAGAGGTGCTTTACTTTATAATAATCTATTGAAGAAACATAAACTATCAAAGTATGAAACAATACAAGACGGCGATAAGATTAAGTTTATTGCATTGAAAGAACCTAATACATTGAGAGAAAATGTAATATCTTTCTCTAGTAAACTGCCAAAAGAATTTAAACTACATCAATATATTGATTATGATGAAATGTTTACAAAGTCATTTTTAGAACCATTAAGATTTATTGTAAATGCAATTGGTTGGGACTTTGAAAAGAAAGCAACTTTAGATGAGTTTTTTTAAATGACTGAAGAAGAAATACAAGAGTTTATAGATATGTTTGAAACTGTAAAAAATCCAGAAAACTATCCAAAGTGTTTTGCATTTTATGTTAAACTATACAAATATTATAAATCAAAAGGAAGATAATGAAAGACTATACTCGTAATAATACATTATATAAACGTCTATTAGACGCTGCTGGTGATGATAAGTTACCTGTGTTAGATAATAAAACA